AACGTGTCCAGATTCGTATATTTTAGTAGCCATACAACAAGTGTATCAAATAAGTAATGCCCAGGCCAAAAAGACCTGGGCAAAACTTATTATAATGACTAAGAACCAGCAGGAACGGTACGATCAACGATCTTACCGTATGAAGCATCGTCGTTAGGCAGTAGACGGAACGAAACCTCAAACATTGTGGGCTCGTCACGCTTAGCTGAAACTGTTACGTTCTCAATTGAGAGCGCACGGTAAGCAACGTAAACTCGCTCTAGGTCTTCACCTACAGCACAGTCTCCAGTTCCTGGACCAACAGCAACCATACCGCGCTCTACAGGACATTCACCAATGTCGCCTGCGGACAGGTTCATTGTGATGTCTCCAGAGCCATCTGCGGTACCGAGATCTGTTGGTTTACCAGCAACTGCAACTAGAAGGTTTTCTAGTGTTGCTTCAGCAAAAGCGGTGTTTAGGTTAACCTGCATACCCTGCTTGTAGAGTTTAGCTACGTCAAGGAGCTGATCGACCTGTACCTCTCCGAAGTCGGGCTGGAAAACAAGTTCCAAACCATTCATCGTGTAGCCTACGTTACGGAACGAAACATCGTCCGAAAGGGTTGTCCTAAAGGACTCTCCATCGACGTAGGCGGGCAAGTCCGTGTTAGCCAGTTCACCATCTTCATAAGTGAACAGAGCTGCAGCGCCAACAATAATGTTAGCGTTTGAACCACGTGTATATGCCATATTTTTTCACCTCTTCTTTCTTAAGAAATAAATAGGCGCGTTTCCTCGATATAATTATATCAGCCGTTTTTAATAATTATTTTTTTATTGGTGCAGACTTATGCCACACATATTCGATAATGATTTTATTACCCGCGTAGGTTCTGGCGGTACCAAAGTCAATGATATCTCTAGCTTCTTCTAGCTGATATATTTTAAATTCTTGAAACTTTGGCAAGAAAAAGTCTTTAGCCCCCGCCCCAGAACCAAACCTTACGGTTGGGTGGGCTTGTCCCACGGTTGCCCCACCTTGAGCCGAGCGTTCAGAAACGTTAATTCCGCTCTTTGAGTATGTTAGTTTTTTAGGTGTTGGAGTAGACAAAACGGTAAACTCTCCGGCAAAACTTGTAGGAGCGCCTGTTATTGTATTTGTTTCTTTAACAATAATCTGATCCCCCGTTTTTAAGGCATGACTGTTTTCTGTTGTGAGAGTAACCACATTTTCTTCTAGCTTTTTATCAGTAAAGACTACGCTTGTTCTTGTAACTGAATCTCCTGGAGAACTCGCGGCTTTTCCCTTAATCCAAACGTTGACATCCTCTGCTGACTCGTCCCCATCATCCAGAAGGCTTGCAACCTCTTGGGTTGTTTCAATCAATGCGTCAATGCCGCCGGATGTTTTATAGAAATAATATAAAAGCTGTTCTGTTCTACAATGAGGAAACGGACCTCTACGCATTCTAAACATTCTGTCATATACGGCAAAAACATTTTCAGATGCTTCTGGAAATTCTTCGGTTAGCGTATCAATTGATGTGGGCTGTGTTGGAAAAAATCTCAGAGGGTATTCGGATTCTTCTTGCGGGTCTGCATTGAAGTACTCTGGCAAACCTTCAGTAATTTTTTCAGCAAGATAGTTGTTAATAAAAACTGGGGGATAGTCTATGGGCATTATATTGCGCTCCTTGCTGAAATCCATCTATAGCCAACATCATAGCCTACCGCCCTGCCACCAGCTTTTGCCTTTGGTAGGTTTTGCTTAAACCGTGTTGTGTTAGCAAGAATTCTGTCAATTCCGGTGACTTGTAGAAATGATTGCTTCCAATAAGAATTAAAAAAAATATCTGCGGTATTTTTAAAGCTACCCGCTGCCTGTTGCCCTCCTGGGTTTTTTACAGTAACCTCGGACTTGGTAAAAACCTGATCCCCATTGTCTTCAAAAGCCAGCACCTGTGATCTAACTGGCTTAATCCTCACTGGTATTCCCTGTTCCATAATTCTAGCCTTATCATAAAATGGAACTGTTGATCCAGAGCTAACAGAGGAAGATTGTCTAAACGTAGAGCTAAAAGTTAGCCCACCGCCAGAAACTTTATACTCTATGTCGAAAAGTCTTGCGCTAGGATTACCAGACTGATACCACTCATAAACATGGTGTAGTAGGGCATCATTTGTCCTAGCGTTAGCATCAATAAACTCATTCAGCATTTCTACCGTCTTTTTTCCAATGGTGTGCAAAAGCTCTTGCTTGCCATCTCTAGCGCCATCTAAAAAACCATTGGTGTACTGTATTAACGCTTTCATTTCTTTTTGAAAATCAGAAGTTTCAAATCTGGTAACTATCATACGTCTACCGCCTGATTCTCTGATCTACGCAAAATAACTTTGTAATACTCTACTTTTCCCAAAGCTCCAATATGTGGTGTTACGGTAGCAACTTCAAAGATTGTTGATTGATTCTTTCTAGGTCCAGAAGGCTCTATGTAAACCTCTTGACAGTTTCTGTCTTTGACATTGCTTATAACAATGTTTGTCATTGCCTTACCCTTTTGATCTTTAGAAAAACGAATGTCTTCCTTAAATCTTCCGACCAGTAATGACTCTAGGTTAATATCAACATTTGGCGTAAGCTCTTCTCTAAATCTAGATCCTGCCGGACCAAGGCTACAAACTAAAGTTCTGTCTTTCATCCACGACTTAGAAACACTGCCGTAGGCGCCTTGTGCGACCTCTGGGTAGAAGATATCTGCCTGTATGGGGTACAGCGGGTCTTTAGATCCACAGTCCATTAGAGCACCCCAAGCTTAGTAATAGACTTAGCATAATTAGATAAAATTTTGTCTACTACGAAATTCCCCGTTCCCTCGAAAACCCTATTGTCAAAGCCGATCTTAAATTGATCAGTACTGTAAGACTTCATGTATCGCTCTACATAATCTAGTTTTCCACAGGCAATATCGTCAGTTAGTAGCTCTGTTGCTCTTACGATATCTGTAGGAATGTTTGGATATCCCACCGCTAAAAGAATACTGTAGTCAAAAGTTCTGGGGAATCCACGATAAACATACTTGATATCAATAATGTCTGATCCGCCTGTTGGCATAATCAAGTTGGCAGACTCAAGCCTATTGATGTTTCCATCGTAAACCTCTACAATTGCTGTATTGTCTTGAGTTATTGAGTAAGAAGTACTGTAGCTTTCTGGGTCTGACGCATCAAAAAGCAAAACGTTATTTTCATAAAGCTTTAAAACCTTTTTAGCGTTTACCCAAAGAGGAATATAGTCTGCCCCCAAACCAGTTGTTTCAATCATCTGCTTCTTGTAATAAAAACCTTCGATGATTACTGAATCAATGATTGACCTAGCAATAGATTCATACTTGGTATAGTCTGCAATCTCTGTTGCAGTTTCACCTTTAGTGGTTGGATCAACGTATGGTCTAACAACATCGACGTAGTTATCTGTGCTGTCTACGTTTACAATGTAGGAACCATCGTATTCCGAGGGTAGCGAAATTGTAACCTTAGAAGCAGAGCTAGAGGTGGTTGTACCAGTGGTTACTGATTGGTCCGCCATATCCGTAATGGTGTAATCGTAACTAGTAGAAGCACTAGATACAGTAATTACAGCATCAGTGGTATATGACGGTACCCTCAGTATTTCCATCTTTACTTACCGTATTCTCTAGCAATCTCTTCTGGAGTGGCTTCTCTAACATGACTGCGAGTCAACCACTTATCGGCTTCTGCCTTTGGTAGAATGTTATAACCCTTGGCAATCTTGCCAACGCCTTCCCAAACAACATTTCTTGTTGAATGAATGGCAAGAGTTACTTCTTTTTCTTTTTTGGGTGCAGTTGTTTTGGCTGTTTTCTTTTTTGGTGTTGATTTAGTTACACCAATTGCACCCGTCTCAATCGGTCCGACTGCATCTGTACCGTCGCCATCTGACCGCTTTTTGGTTGCCTTTGCGGTAATCAGATCTGCGTGGCTATCAGATACTGGACCATTCCATGCATCATTTTCTGACATTAAATGCCTCCTATATAGATATCTCTATTATAACAGAATAAATAAAGGGGCAGGAACCGAAGTCCCTGCCCCCTTAAGGGTATTAATTTATGGTTTAGGAATCGGCAGCTGCATCAGCGAATGCTACAGCGTCCTCTTCTTCCCACTGAATACCGAAGCGAACGAATACGGTGTACTCGATCGTGTCCTTCTTGGCAACATACTCGCGGTTAACGGTAATGTCGCGCTGGAAGCCCCATACACGGTTAGCGGGGAATGTCATGTCAACATAACCAGCTGGGTAGTAGGGTACCTCTAGAACGTCAATGCCAAGAACACGAGTGGTGCGAGCAGTACCCAGAGTCTGGGCCTGACCGTCAAGGTATGCCTGACGGTTGCGCTCTGTACCAGCTGGTGTACCAGCAAAGGCTTCAGCAATTGCATCAGCAAGAGTACCGTTGTTCTTAACGATACCCTGGAATGCGTCGGTGCCTGCGTAGAACTTGAGGTTGTTCTTCAACGCACGGTACTTACGGGGCATAGCAGTGAGAATTCCCTGCATAACCTCTGTAGTCCAAGCGTCGTCAGTAACCGTAGCGACGTACTCGTGTGCGTCACCGTTAGTCTTTACGCGGTTTACGAATCCATCCATGATGGAAAGGAAGCTACCTGTTGCACCGTCACCATTAATGGCTAGGTCCTCGATGTCATTTGCAAATGCATTTGT